ACTGCTTCCGGCATCGGGCGCACCTCCGACGAGTCACGGTCTCAACACCCGGACTCTACCAGAGCGTCGCGCCCGACGCCTTTCCCGCACTCACTGCCCACAGTTAGCGAAAACTAGAGGACCTGAAAGGCGTGGATATCCCCGGCAGTACGATGGAGGTGCTGGACAGCTACCGGCTGCCCGTCGTCTTCTAAATGCGTATCGTCACGCACTACTTCAGCGTCACGCGCGGGGGCATCACCAACACCCTGACAGACCTGGCGGCGTATGTCTATCCGGCAGGAGCCAACATCACGGCGTTTATCGATATACCGGCCGGCAAAGCGTTCTCCATCATCTTCGATGGCAGCCCCGATCTCAAAGAGCAAGATATGCTCGTGGATGAATCCGACTCGACCAAGACGTATTTAGTGATGGGTGTCGCCCGTCATACCACACCACGCCTAGTACTACAGCGACACTTATCCTGTTCTTCGGTGCCAAGACGAGTACGTTCGCGGCCTACCAAACTACCATTGGCGGGCAGGAGCCCAGTACGAACGTCAAAGTGTCGCTGTAGTACTAGCGCACACCTCTATAACCGCCAGAGCTATGTGGGGCACTTAACATGATCGCCTATACCGTCGAGATCAAGAACCTGCCCGAACTGCAAAATCTCTACCGACAAGCCCCCGAGATTGCGGGTAAGAAGATCATCGAGGCGGGCAATAAGTCGCTATTAAGTTTGCAAGCCACCGCCAAGCAGTTGTCGCCCATCGACTCCGGCCACCTGCGCGCGAGCATTTTAGTCTCCCCTATGCAGCAATCGGGCAACACCTTCACAGGCTCTGTTGGTACAGCTGTAGCTTACGCGGCCTGGATGGAAAGTGGAACTGGTATCTACGGGCCGTTAGGTCGCCCGATCACCCCGAAGACGAAGAAGGTGCTGGCCTTCGTGGGTAAGGGTGGCAAGATGGTCTTCGCTAAATCGGTGAAAGGTGTGCGCGGCCGGTATTACATGAAAGGCTCTTTAGAGCAGAACCAACGCTCTATCGACGCCTTCTTCGCCACCGCTGCCGACGACATCGCCAGGGACTTGTCCACCGGTTAGCGTTCTTTATCCCCGCCCTATCCCCCAATCATCCACAGAAGGAGTATCTATGCATACCGAACCAAAAATCACCTATAACGCACAAGGCATGACGCTAACCACCAACGAGACGACCGCGAAAGTTGGCAGTATCAACACGCTTTATAACTACATCGGCGAACCTCCTTATTGGCCTTATGGGACGTATCGCCCGACCTATTACCCCGCAACGCTGACCACGACGGTCGTCCGTGAGAGTAAGACCGACACCGCTTTCAAAGTCGTGGAGAAGATGATGGAAAAGGGACATATCAAGGAGTTGTCCGTCAAAGAATTCATGGCGCTCGTCAAGGAAATCGCCACAACGCTGTAATGTCCGCCACCTACACCACCATCGGCCAAGCCCTCTTCGACCTGTTCTCAGGGATTGACATCACCGCTATTTATCCGAATGGCTGGGCGATCAAGGCCAACTATCCGCTCAAAGAACCAGCGCGGCTGACCACCTGGCCGGTCTTCGCCGTCGTACCGATAGAGGATAATGAAACTGAGCTCGATTCCCGCACCGATGACGACAGTGTGATCTACGAGGTCTACCTGTTCGACACCTTCGAGGATTCCGCCACGACCGAAGGTCACATGCGCCAACTTGTCGATCTTTGCCGCGCTCGGTTACGCCTGGAGCGCATCAGCCCAACCATCCTCGAAAGCAGCGTCTACACCATCGATGGCATGACTGGCGCGTGGGGCTTCGAGATCAACGACGGCCTGCGCTACTACCGCTTCCGCATCACCGCCAAGAAAGACCAAGACCTTTTCTAATACCCTATGAGCAACGACACAACTCCTTATTTTTTTCCTGATCCTTACGGCACTGGTGAAGCTGTCTCCATTGAGGCAACGAGTTTAGAAGACGCCCTGAAACGTATTCAAGAACGTGCGCCAAAGTTAGACGGCAAATCGGCCGACGTTGCGCTACCTGAAGACGCTCGTGCTGAAAACCCATCTCCTGCTACTAAGACATCCACAGACACACCATTTACTGACACATCACCAACAAAAGACAGCGCACCCGCGCCAGAGGCCGACGAGTCCTTATCTAAGGAGATTAACCGCTAATGCCACGACAATCAGGACGTTTAACCGCCGTAGGAATCGGGCCCGAGGCCACCTCCGGCACCGCCGTGGCCGCCACCTACTGGGTGCCGGACATGACCTTCACCCACGAGGATAAGAACACCATGATCACCGACGGGTCATCCTTCGGTCGCTTGGAAGACGCGGTCGATTCCGACATCATCACGCAGTGGAGCGACGGCGCGCTAACCGGCGTGTTGCGCGACCAGCACATCGGCATCATCCTCAAGGCGCTCTTCGGCACGTCGGCCTCTGTCGCCCGCGTGGCCCCCAACACCACCGTCTACGACACGACCTTCACGGTGCTCAACGGCAACACCCACCCGTCGCTGACCCTGCACGCCAAGGACGCCAACCAGGACATCCAGTTCGCCTACGCTATGGTGGATAAACTCGTCATCGCTTACGACATGGGTAAGCTGATCGAGTACACCGCCGACTTCAAGGCCCGCAAGAGCGCGACGACCTCGTCTACCCCGGCCTACGTCACCGAGAACAAGTTCCGCCCGCAGGACGTGACCTTAAAGCTCGCCACCAACGTCGCCGGTCTCTCTGGTGCCACCGCCGCGAAAGTAAAGAGCCTCAAGCTGACGATCACCAAGGGCACCGACGTGGAATACGCTTTAGGCTCAGTCGATGTGGACTCGATCTACAACACCCTCTTCTCGGTGCAGATTGACATCGCCCTGTTGTACGACGACACGACCTACAAGAACTATAACTTCAGCAACAGCCACCAGGCCGCCTCCGTCAGCCTTAACCGGAGTGACACTACTATCGGCAGCACCGCCAACCCTGGCTTGGTCTTCACCTTCGACTCGATGTTCTTCGACAACTGGACCAAGCAACGCGCCCAGAACCAGATGATGAGCCAGACCATCACGATGAAGGGCTTATTTTCCTTCACCAACGGTTCGATGGCGAAAGCTGTCCTGACTAACACGGTCGCCAGCTACTAATCCCGAAAGGCTTTCCTTATGCACCTCAAAACCCGCAACAAGACCATCTCCTTAGCCTTCATGGGCGACGGTTGGCAAGACGGCACGCTCACGTTCCGGGCCTTGCGCCTGGCCGACCTCACCGCCCTGACCAGCGACGAAACCGGTGCCGGTGTCCTGAGCCTGCTCAAAGATACCTTCGTCTCCGGCTCCGCGCCCGACACCGACGGCCAGCTCGAAGCGCTGACCGCCGACGACCTAGATCAATTCGACCTCGAAGCCGTCACGGAGATATCGCGCCAATTGTCGGGGACTGTTGACCCAAAAGCCTCGCCGACCTCGACGGATACTTCTACGCCGGTGGTCTCGCTCCCGACCGATACCTCGAACTAACCTACCGCGAGCGATTTCATATCACGCAGAGCCAGTACGATGACGAACCGCTAGAGGCCGTCCTGTACTGGCTCGCTGTCGAAGAGCGACGCAGCGACGTACGCGAACGACAGCGCCAGGAAGACCCTACTACACATGGCTGACCTATCCTCCAACGTCCAGATCACCCTCACCGCCCGTGATGAAGCGACCGCGCAAGTCCAAGCACTGCAAGCGTCGCTCGCGGCGCTAAAAACACAGCAAGACGCTTTAGCGGCCACCATCAGGGACGGTACGTCGAGTGCCAACGCCTATATCGAGGCCGACTACCGGATGGCCGAGGTAACCAAGGCCGCCGCCGCCGCCGACTTGCAGCTTATCGCGGCCAAAAAACAGGAGACCGAGGCAACCAAAGAGGCGGCTGCTGCCCAGGCAGAACAGGCAACTACTGGCGGATCTTCAATCCTAAGAATGGCCGCCTCTTTTGGCTTGGCGCAATTGGCGGTGAATGCCCTACAGGGGGCGTATGGTCTGTTGCGTGACCAGGTTAAGGAGTCGATTGCCGCTGCTAACGCCTCACAGCTGGCCTTGAGCGGTCTGCAATCAACTGCCGCAGCTTTTGGTACAGATGCCCTGAAGGCTCAGGACGCCGCCAAGCGCCTGTCTACCGACGGCCTGCTAACCGTAACCGAGTCGGCCAACGGCCTGAAGAACCTGCTGAGTAGCGGGTTAAACCTGGAACAAGCGAACCAGTTGATGGACGTGTACAAAGACCGGGCGGCCTTCGGACGGCAGAATACGATCCAGTACGGCCAGGCCGTGCAAAACCTCGCGGAATCCTTCAAGACCCAGTCCTCGATGATCGGCAACCTGTCGGGCATGACGGAGAATTACAACCAGATCATCCAGGTTGGTGCGGGCGAGATGGGCAAGCAAGTCAGCCAACTGAGGGCGGCAGAGCTTGCTCAAGCGAAATATCTGGGAACGCTAAAATTGTCTAACGGCTCAATAGGTGACGCTGCACGATTCTCGGATACCGCAGCCGGAGCACAGGCCAGACTCGCCACAGCAACCCAAAACGCGCAGATCATGTTCGGTGAGGCGCTACAACCTGCCGTCCAAGAACTCAACAAAGGCTTTCTTGAACTCGTGACCGGCGGCATGTCGGCGACAGAGTCGCAGACACAACAGTTACAAGGCACATTTTTAGCCCTGGTAACAGGAATACGTTTTGCGATGGACGCGGTCGTTGGCTTTGCGCGTGTTTTTGTGGGCGCACTGGAATCAATGCGCGATGGATCGCTGGCTCCTCTAGACCGGGCCTGGACGGGGACAGTCAACTCCATGCAGCAAACATGGACTGATTACAACAGCGGCATACAGCGTATCGCTACCGGTAGTTACAGCAATCTAAAAACGCAGCAACAACAGCATTTGAACGAGCAAACAGCCAGCCAGAAAGCTGCTTTGGAAAAGATGCATGAGCAACTGGCCGACGCCAATAAGTCGTTCAAAGAGGCGGACGCCGCGCGTAAGCAATCGTTCGAGGACTCCCTGCGCGACATGGTGGCGTCGCACCAGGACAAGGTCAACACGATCAAAGGGCAACTAGCTGATAAGTCGGCCGCCTACAACGCCTCCGTGCAACAGCGCAAGGACAACTACGACGAGCAGGTCGCAGGGCTGGAGGACGCGCACAAGCAGAAAGTCACCGACATCACCCAGCAGATCACCGACGAGCGAGCCAAGGGCGTTTACATCGATGGCATTCTGTATAGCCAAGGCAACGCAAAAAGACTCGATGCTTTGCAGGACAACCTAGACAAAGAGGATCGCGCCTACACCACCCGTGCCGCCAAACTCAAAGACAAGTACGACGATGAGGTCAAGAACGCCCAGTCCGCCTACGACAAAAAACGGGACAAACTGCAAGAATCGCTCAATCAGGAGCAGACCATCTTGCAGGCCCATGCCGCCGACGTAGCCCGCATCGGGGAACAGCAGAAGGCCGACGACATCACCCGGCTGGAGCGGAAGTTCGCGGAAGAGAATAGCAAGGCGCAGACACACTATAACGATCAGGTGGAGAAGATTCGGGACGCCGCCAACCGGCAGGGAGTGGCGCAGATCAGCGGGTTCGGGGCAGGGGCGATGGCGCAGTCCCCGGCCCTCTCCCAGCAGTTCAACCGCATCGGCACCGACATGGGTAACAAGATGAGCGACGGGATCAAGAAGGGTGTTCACGATGGCCTACGCTCGCTCGGGGGGGATATCGGCAATAGTATTCAGGGGCTCTTCTCCGGCATCGATCACGCCACAGGGGCGGTCTCCGGCCTGAAAGCCATCGGCTCCGCCATCATCGGGGGCCTGTCGGCCATCGGCGGTTTCCTGGCCTACGATAACGGCACGAGCTTCCATCCGGGCGGCGTCGCCTTGGTAGGGGAATCCGGCCCCGAGTTGGTCAATTTACCGCGCGGAAGCAGCGTCACCCCAAGTGGCCCGACACAGCAGATGCTTCAGAATGGCGCGAGTAGCCCGACCGTGCATATCGAGAACTTCCACAACTATCAGCCCTCCGATCTGGTCGCCTTCGCCCGCGAACTCTCCTGGAGACTGTCATGAACGCCATCCTGTTAGATAGCTACTCGCTCCATTCCTTGACCGCATCGCAGCCCTGCCAGACGCGATCGGCGACCGGCCTCGGCTTCCCGCAGGTGCGTTTGGACCAATACAACCGCCCAGGGACGCACGGCATGACCGTCGCCCATAACCTCTACGGCGGGCGCACCATCACGCTCGACGGCACCATCCGAGGCGCTGACCGGACGACCTTCATGGCGAATCGGGCGGCACTGGAAGCGGCGGTATCCTTGCGCCTCGATAGCGTCAACGTGCCGATAGCCCGCACGCTTTTTCTTGTCGATCTTGATTTCTCGCTTTACCAGGTAAATGTTGTGACCAAGAGCTTTCAATGCGAGTTGACCTCACCGACGATGGGGAAGTGGCAGCTACAGCTGGAGGCGACCGATTACACCCTGGAAAGCCAAACACTCACCAGCGTGACGAGTTTTCTCCCACAATCGGGCGGAGTGACCTACGCAGTAACATACCCGGTGCAGTTCGGCGGCTCCTCGGGCGGCTCGGTCACAGCCAGCAATAGCGGCAATGCCCCGGCTTTCCCCCTCGTGACGCTGTACGGCCCGATGATTAACCCGGTTATTGCGAATGATTCGACAGGAGAATCTATCCGGCTGAACCTTACTTTAGTGGCCGGTGACGTGGTAGCCGTCGATATGAAAAAAAGGCTCATCGTACAAGGCGGCACAACAAACCGGATGGGCGCGTTCATCTCCGGCTCGAAGTTCTGGGCCATCCTGCCCGGCCTCAACAACCTACGCGTCGGGGCCGATGCCTACGACGTGGGGTATGCCACCTTCAGCTACCGGGAAGCGCGACTAGGTCTCTAATATGGCACAGATCATCGACACACTGGCCGAGCCGCTCCTCACCCTTGCGGGCGAGCAAGTCATCGTCGCGGATACCGTCACCACAGCCACCTACGCGGCAGCTGGTGTTACCAATCAGTCAATATACGTCGTGGAATTATGGTCCCCACAAGGAGAGCAGATAGCGGACCTGTCGCCCTATCTACGCTCGCGCCATTTCAAGGTCACGCGTAACAGACCAGAAGCGATCGAAATGTCCTTCGACCTGGGCCAGATGGAGGCGCTTGTCGCCTCGCTCGGCACCAGCGTTCCCGCTTTCTTCGGCCCTGGCTACAACGAAATCCGCGTTCGTCGTGGCGACCGCTATTTGGTCGGGGCGCAAGTTTCTTATCTCCTGCCGTCCATCGACGGTAGCAGGCGCAGCCTCGACGTGCGAGCAGTCGGTTTCTTAGAGCTCTTGAAGGATCGCTACATCTACCCGACGGACGGCACGGCGCTCGGCCTGACCTATACCGCTACCGACATCGGCCAAGTTATGTGGAACTTCATCAACCTGACGCAAAGCAGGCCCAACGGCAGCTTCGGGATCACCCAGGGAACCATCCAGACGAGCCGCCTTGTGGGCGAGACCTGGAAACCGTTCGGCCTCAATATCCGCGACCTGCTCATCGGTATCACCAAGTGGCAAAATAGCGTGGACTTCGCGTTCTCGGCGGACAAGGTCTTCAGCGTCTCCTATCCGCTGGGTCAGGACAAGACCGAGTTGCGCTTTGCTTTACCCGGCAATATCAAGAGCCTGCGCCTGCCCGTGGACGCTTCCCAGCTCGCCACCCTGGTCTTCGCGCGGGGGTCAGGGAACGGCTCTGACCAGCAACTGATGCAAACCTGGCCCGCCTCGCTCAGCACCACCACCCCGGAGCAGCAAGTCTACAAGTTGAGGGAGGTCATCAACGACTATGCGTCGTTCAACACGGCCCAGCCGTTGACCGACCGGGCGCAAGAGGAGTACCGTAAGTACGCCACACCCACCGTCATCCCCGAAATCGTGCTGGATGGTAACCAGGAGCCCTTCTTGGGGGCGTACTGGCTGGGCGACCGGGTGCCCATCTCCATCGATGCCAACCAGGGGAGCGCCTTTGCCGCGCTCGACGGCCAGATGTGGCGGATCAACGAAATCGACGTGACTATCGACGAAAACGACAGTGAAACGATCAGCCTGAAAGTTGGACTTTACTAATGGCCGATCATACCCTTGACCGCGAGCCGGGGATAGCCCGCATCGCCGACGACATTAACACCTTAAAGAATCAGCTCTCCGAGTTGCGGACCTTGCAGTTGCAAGGGGCCAACGCCGTCAACATGCAATCGACCGGTAGCTACGCGACGAGTGCTACAACTATTGTGGCGGGGGGGGCGGCCATCTTCGGGTTCCATCTGGTTTCAAGCGTTGCCCCACTCATTTTTTGCGTCTTTTCCTATAGCATATATGAGGGATCAACCGCGAACGAGGCGTCTTTAATCGGCGGTCTCAACACGCTTGGCTACCGATACAAATGGACGCAGTGGCGCGACTGGGGGGAAGCGAACCTGAGCGGTCACACTTATAATATTTCGGATCGTATCTGGATCGAGAATAAAGACACCGTAAGCAGAACGATCTTTGTACAAGGTGAATGGCGCTATATCGTCAATGGTGGCACCGTCTCTGTGGCCTAGTACGGCCCTCTAATAAGCGATAATAGAGCTGTATGCCTCAAGCTAACCCTACTGACCCACAACAACCCGACACGATCCTGGTGCATATCACCACCACCGTGATTAATCCGCCTACGAAAGAAACCCCTTCCTAAATGGCCGAATACCTCGTCAACCTCAACAACGGCAAGACCGATGAAAAAGCCGCTTTTCGCCTCATCGGCAAGTTGCTCAACCAGTCCGGCGTGCTCGATGCTACCGGCCTGACTGTCTCCGCCACCACGCCCACGCCCGACATGACCGTCAAGGTGTCGGGCTCCGTCGCCTCGGACAACGTGGTCTTTATTACCTCGACAGGGGACACCTACCACGGCTGGAACACGGCCCAATACTCCGTCACCATCCTATCTAACTCCACCGGCGCGACCAAGTACGACGCCATCGTGGCTTACGCCGACACCGCCGCAGGCTCCACCACCGCCAACAATCCGGGCGGCTTGAAATTCATCGCCGTGCGCTCGTCCGGGGCCGGGGTAGTTTCCTCCGCCGACATCGCCGCCTCCGCCGTGGGGACTAAACCCTACCTCCGTTTGGCCGATGTGACCGTGGCGAACGGCGTGTCCTCGATTAACTCCGGCAATATCGTCGATACGCGGCCCCTGGCGCGCCTGGGGAACGGCTTGGTCGCCGCCTCCGGCATTGCCTCCGGATTCACCACCGGCAAGACAACGGAGTGGTTTCCATCGGCGACCGTCAATAGCACGACCAGCAGCACGTTTGTCCAGGTGGGCACCTTCTCCGATACCTTCACCTTCTCGGGTGGCCCTTTCCAGGTCGCGCTGTCCGTGGCGAACTTCACCAACGCCGGGGGCAACGTGCGCTTCGGCCTGAAGATTAACGCGACATCCTACGAAATTGTGCCGACAACCTCCGGCTCGGGCTACTCTCTAGCTGGCGTGGCCTTCTTCGCGGCGGGCACGGTCACGGGCCTCCAGACCATCCAACCCGTCTACCTCAACGCCAACAGCGCAGCCGTCACGATCCCCGCCTACAACGCGATCCGCTGCACGATTAACGATTGGGCCAAGTAGGCCCCTCATGCCCATGCCAACACGCCGTGACCCGCTCAATGGAACCGAAGATAATCATAATATCTACACCGAGCTTGTCCTGGTTTACCAGCGGGCCTTACACCGCACGATGACACAAATCAGGGTATGCCATCTGCTTCGGTCGTTGCCTATCAAACTTACGGTGACAAGGTCGGCACAGGGGGATCCAATCATCAAGATCTCGCAAGTACTGTCCACTCTTGTTCGCCCAGTCGTAATACTTGGGCTTGTGCGAAGGGTCAAAAGCGCAATGATCAGCCTTACCTCGATGCCTAACCACCCAATGATGCAAGACACTGTAGCTCACCCGGTCTCCTTTCCACATAGGGCTTCCCTCTCCCGTGTAGGTGCGCGACATCCACTTAGCCTTGCATTCCACGGAACAGAATCGCCCAAGATGCTTGGCGATCACATGTGGCGGCATCCAGTATTCCGCGCAGCACTCCTCACAAGACATCAACGATCCACGACGGTTCGCTTGCCCACCACAGGAGCGGGAGCAAAAACGCCGCTTGCGCCAGATCTCGCTGTGTTCCGCGTCGCCGCGCGTACTGAAGAAGACCTTTCCGCAGTATTCGCATGATTTAGATAACTCAGTAATTGTGTTTGGCATAAGTGTGATTATGTCACAAGCACCACATTGAATCAACATATCCTATGCCACCTCGAAAAGATCAACCCAGCTTTGAAGAAAACTATAATATGTACACCGAGATTGCTCTGGTTAATGAGAAGGTAACCAATCTTTCCGAGGTGATTCGCTCTACCGCCGCCGATGTACGAACCTTGAAGGAGGCCAACTTCCTGACCACCAGGGACTTTCAAAGTTTATTTGAAAAATTGCAACAATCGTTTGTCGGGCGGCGCGAATTCGACGAGCTGGATGGGCGCGTCGCCAAGATCGAGGGCTACGTCGCCAAGGGTGCGGGCATTATCGTGCTGGCCGTGCTGTCGTCGCTGCTGGCCCTCGTCCTGAAATCGAACGGAGTTCTCCACTAGATTATGAGCAAGCCTTTTCCTGTGCCAATCGCCATGTTCATGCCGGAGACCAAGCAGACCCGACTTGGACAATTCACGCGCATAGCGATGAACCTGAGCCTGCTGGGGATTATCCTGGCGGTGTTGTACGGCGCGTACATGCTGTTCTGGCCCATCAAGACACTGGCCTTTAATAGCCTGCCCTTCCCGGTCGAGGCGGCCACCGTCCGGCCCGGCGAGGATATCCCCCTGAAGATCGACTACTGCAAGTACAACGACCTCACCGAGAAGATTGTGGGTCAGATCGTCACCGACAACACCGATAAGGTCGTGATGAGCATGGGCGAGAAACAGCGCCACCTCGATCCTGGTTGCCACCTCATCCACACCCGTATCTGGCCCGTCCCCGCTGACACCCGTCCCGGCCGCTACGTCGCGCAGTTCAGCATCACCTACCTGCTGTTCAACGTCCGCACAATCACCGTCCACAGCTCCTCGGTCCCGTTCCAGGTAGTGGAGTAGTATCGCCCTATGAACATCATCCGTCCTGTCTCACTCACCCTGGCTATGAATATTGGCGTGATCGGCATGGTCGCCATCTTTGCCTACTGCCTGTATAGCGCCTTCTGGCCGTTCCGTGTCTTGGAGCCGCGCGTGCAGCCTTACGACATCCTAACGCCGGTCGTGCAAGCAGGCCAGCCGGTCGTCTACGAGGCGGACTATTGCAAGTACACCGATGCCCCTGCCCTGGTCACGCGCGGCCTATACGGCGAAAATGGCTCGTTCATCAGCCTCCCCACCGTTGCCATCAACCTGCCCAGCGGCTGCCACATCGTGCAGTCGGCCGCCACGATCGTGCCTATTACAGCGACCCCCGGCCAATACATCGTCGAGCTCACCCTGACCTACCACGTCAACGCCTTGCGCGATATCACCGTCAAAATAAAGACCGCCACGTTCACCGTGACGCGCTAAAATAGAGAGGAAACTTTATGAATCTTTTACTCAATATCGTCATCGGCGCGATCGTCGCCTTTATCGTCAAGTACATCCTTGAGCTGCTTGGCGTGCCAGCGCCGTTCCCGATGCTCGTCGCCCTCTTGGCTTTCCTGGCCACCGTCTTTGGCGGTTCTCGTTACATCAATCTATGACGCTACCAACAGTAGACTGGCGGAAGTTGAGCCTGGGCGAGTGGCTGCATATCGCGCTCGTGGTCTTCTGGATCGCCCTGATACCGCCGACGCTCCTGTATTGGAAAGAGAGCGTGCCTTACCTGGTCTTCATCAACGTCTACTCGATCATCGTCGGTCACATCGCCGCGTTCCAGGGGGCCAAGGCCGAACGTAACAGCCCCGACGCCTAAATCTTTATGACCCTTCTCTCTCTTGTTATCGCCATCGCGTTTGCCCTGCTGTTCCTCAATGTCACCGGCTTGCTGCTGCATCTGGTGTTTGGCCCGTTAGCCCTGATCTTCGTCGCGGTGGCCATCTACCACTACGCCACACGCGGCAAGAAGATATAAGCCTAGTGGCCGTGGTAACAGGGGTTGCGCTGTTTAGCTTGATAGTATCCATGTTTAACCAGTAGCAGTTCTTATTGCAGAGCAGGTCTATAATGTGGGTAGTAACAGCGCTTCCGCTAGAGCTTTGTTACCGGGTCTCGATCTTCTAGCGGAGATGGAGACCCTCTATGAAGAAGATCCCACTCACTGGGAAGAATGGTCAAGGCAAGTTTGCTCTAGTTGATGACGAGGATTATGAGTGGTTGCGGTTGAAGCTGTGGAATCTTGATGCTTACGGGTACGCTGTATCATCAATAAAGGTGAATGGTAAGAGAAAAGGCATCCTTATGCATCGCTGGATTATGAACACTCCAGCAGACAAAGATACTCATCATAGGGATCACAATAAGCTAAACAATCAGAAGCCGAACCTAGTTATCTGTTCAACCGCTGAAAATAATAGACATGTAGGAGTACCCAAGCACAACACATCAGGACTGAAAGGTGTGTCCTGGCATAAAACGAACCAGGATTGGCACGCCTGTATCCGGGTCAATGGCAAACTTGTACATTTAGGTGGCTTCAAAGACCTTATTGAAGCCGCCGTTGCCTATGATCAGGCATCAATAGAATTTCACGGAGAATTTGGCGTAAGAAACTTCTTGTGAGCAACCCTTTTCACTCCCCCTATAATATCAGCCAACCATTCGGCTGCACCGGGTACATCTCGGAACCCTCCTATGGGGACTGCCAACACTACCATTACGGTCTTGATTTGGTCGGCCCGTCGCCGTACTGCCTTATCTACCCCATCATGGCT